AGGCGTTACGCTGGCCCTTCTCCGCAGCGGAAGCACCCTGTACGTCTCCTAATATCTGTTGATAGCCGGGATCAGCCTCAAGTAGCGCTAAAAGTGCGGGATCTATAGCCATTTCACCTCCCTAAGCTGCTCTGAAACTGATTCCATCGAGTGACACCCAGGCGGTAGAACCCGCGCCCGACATAAATACATTCCCACTTGTATCTATATCTAGACGGCCTAACGCGTTGTTAGAAACAACGGGAAATACTGCCTCATAACTAGGTCGATACCCGACCGGGAGAACGAACATCACAGCGGTCCAAACGCTTCCAGCCGCAATGACTCCCCGGAGATGCACCATCCCCAGGGTGTCCCTAAAATAACCGGCAACACTGTAGGCTCCCCCCAGGTTCACCCAGGAGTTGAGCAACGATGGCGCTGTCCAGTCCGGTTGCGCCGCCGCAGCAGCCCCCGTAACCCTAGAGTCGTTCCCCGCGCAAGCCTGCGCCGCCCCAGTACCCAGTGTCCGCATCGACGGAGTAGCAGCCGTGCCGTCCTTGTTGGCGGTTGCTACTTGAGTGTCGGTAATCGCCCCGTTGGCGATCTCGGCAGTATCGATCGTTCCACTCAGGTACAGCCCCGTAACCGGGTCGTAGTAGATTTGCATTGGACCCCTTGGGCTGGTGGGTGTATGGTGGGAGGGTGGTTACTCTGGCTCCGATAGTGCTGTCTTCGATCGCGTTAATGGCGAGTGGGCGACCTAATCCGCTTTACGCGCCTAACCCAGTGCTGACCATCTCCTGCTCGATCCCGAAGGAGTACGGAGGAGCCGACGGACTAGCATGGTCGTCTGAAGACGCTGATGATCGGATTAACTATCGAATCGACTTCCAACCGGACATCTGCAAGCGGCTCAATGCGTTTGCGCGTTCTCCTAAACTTCGGGGAGATGACTTCTCAGACTCGGCGGTTGGAATGGCATTCGCACTTCGAGTCGCCGTTCATGAACCGAGCCACGTTTTCTTCTACAGGAACTACCCTGGCTGGGATGGGCACACTGAAGCCGGGGCTGATTGTCGAGCCGTGATGAACGTCGCTCGGTTTGCCCGGATGCTCGGCGCGAGTAAGGCAACGGCACGTCGGGTCTACCGACTCAACACCGAGATCGGTATGTTTGACGACTACGCTTCAGCTTGCGCTAGCGGGCGTCCGTTCAAACCCCGCCGACCGTTTTACGCTAGTTCGTAGACAAATTGACCGGATACAGCCTTCTGCCCCGTCGTTTTCCAAGTTGCAGTCAAGTTCTCAAATACCACAGTGGGGGTGGAGGCGGCTATCCAGAGCGCGACTAGAACATTAACTAGATCGACGCTGGGCTGATAATAGCCTCTACATACGGGAAGATATTGTTGCACAGCGACGGGATTCCCCAGCGCCGGAAGAGATATCGCGGCCGAGACGGAATTACTTGAACCTGCTATATGGAATCTAACGTAAACGGTTTTTGTGCCGAGTTGTAAATAAGCGCAGCTAATAGTTGGGGTCCCCGTCCAACCCGTAAGAGTTGGAGTGTACGCCGTCCAAGCTCCCGGAACTCCGCTTGACGCTGCCCACTTCACCCCCCCGGTGGAAGCGGCATCGGCAACAAGCATCTGACCGTCTGTGCCGACCCCGACTCTAACAAGAGTCGAAGCAGCAGAGGCGGCAAGCAAGTCGCCCTTCGTGGTGACGATTGTCTTATCCGCCATCTTCGCGGTCAGCGCGGCGACCGTAGATTCGGCTTGCGAGGGGTTAGTACCGAGTTCGCCTTCGACCTTGTTTAGCGCATCGGCAATATCCGAATGGATGGTGATATGCGCTTGAGCGCCGTCGTTTAGAGCAACGTCGGTAATAGTTGTGTCGAAGGTATCGATTCCACCGGGGTAAGCACTAGCCATTAGGTATCCTCTCCCGCCCAAGTGTGGTCAGCATCGCCCCAAGTTGCATCGGCATCGCCCCAAGTCTCGATCGGAGCACCAGCGATCTTCACCCACTCCCCGTCGCCGCGTAGGAAGTGGCGATTATCGTCCGGGTAGTCCGTAATCCGCGAGGGTTTGATGAACCCGCTGACGTTCGAGATAGGTAAATCAGTAAGGATCATCACCAGCTTGTTAGCGAGCGCTGACCAGAATGTATCGGGGAAATACGCCGGATTGGAAAGCATCCGAATCATCAGCGTCTTTTCCCGATCGGATAGTTCCGTGTCCTCCGGGCTGAGGCTGTTCTTGAAAGCGCCTACGAGAATATCTGCGTCACTCACGATGTCCTCGACCGTTCCATGCCGTACACGTCAGCGTCGATCCCGTAGAGGCGGAAGTCAGCCGAAGCGCCCGAGCTGACAATCCTGAGCCCGATCCCCTCGGACTTCTTGTTGACTTCGATCCGCGCCCTAGTAGAGGCGGTGGTTTCAGTCAGCGGAGAGCCGACGTTCGTGTAGGACGTGGCCTCGGGGGAGAGGACGTAGGCAAGTTGTACGGCGGGGTTGTCCGTCGCCGCATCCCGCAGGTCGTAGGTCGGGTAGACGGCCCGCCACGTCTTGAGTCCCGACGGACCCTGGAAGAAGCGAGTCTCGATCACGCTGGTAACGATCGTTCCGTCTCCGTCTGCCTTGTACGTGCCCGACTTCTCGAACGTGGTGGAGAGTTCCCCGACGTAAGCGGCTCCGCGCAGGCCGAAGTAGAGTTTCGGCCCGTCCGACCACATCCCACATGCGTTGATATTCGTCCAGCGCCATGCCCTACGAAGGGGGATGTCGATAACGAACGATCCGATTGGCGTTGCCCCGTTCATCACTGAGAGAACGAGGTAGCGATCGGCAAGGATGCCCGCTGAGACGTTCCAAGTGTTCGCCGTGTCTGGAGCGACTACATCCTTCCAGAGGGTCTTGAGTCCGCAGTCGTAGGAGAGGTCGTAGACGCTCGATGCGTCTGTCATAAAGATGCCGTCTCGCGATGCCCAGCAGATGTTCTGCCCGGTTTGCACGATCGAGGCGGAGTAGGCGGCGGCCCCTGCTTGTAAGACGCGGTGCGTGAAGTCGGAGCCGGGGGGAGCAATCGTGCCACTCCAACGCTCAACTCCCTGGTCTGTGAAGCCGAGAATCGCACCAGAAACGGCGGCGAGTCCTACCAGCTTCTGATCAGCGTCAACCCAAGCGTTCGTCGTATCCCACGTCGCCGGATCGCCAGCAGCGGAGAACCAGATTCGGTTCGGTAGTGCTCCTGATCCGCCGAGCGCCGACCAATCGTTGAAGACGCAGGCGTACTTCCCGGCTGGGGGAGAGCCGCCGAGGGCTGCGACCGTAGAGCCGTTGTAGACTTTCGGCCCCAGTGAACCCGCCGGGTCTGGGATGATGACGTTCTCACGGTGGAAGCTCAGCGAAACGGCAGCGAAGGCTGCTCCGATGTCCGTCGCAACCGTGGAACTTGTAATTTTGTATAGTTCGCCGTCTTCATCGAGGCAGAGATTCTGTTCTGCCGCTGTAAACGGAGCGGTGATCCCGTTGACGATGTAGGCGGCAGTCGCTTTAACAGTAGCGATGTCCGGGGAGGCATAGACGTAGCCGCCGCGCTCCTGCAACCCGTCCACGCCGAGTACGATGTCAACAAGGTTCCAGGCGGCGGTTTGCCCGAGCATGTGCCTAGGTACGTCTTGGCGCATCCCCTTGTCGAAGGAGACTTGTAGCGTCGATGGATTGGACATCTACCAGTCCGCCGAGTTGTCGTGCGGGACAGATACCCCAGCCCCTACGGTTGCCCTCGGTAGCCGTCTACCTCCCATCCGGTTCATGTTCTTACGAATGTCGCGCAGCATCTTCTCGTACTTGGCCCGGTAGAGTTCGCCCTGCCCGGAACTCTCGTCGTCCCGATCGTCAGAGGCTTCGGCGGCGGCGTAGAAGAACAGGGCTTTGTGCCACTGGAGCGGAATGTCTGAGGGAACGTCTGCCCCGGTAAGAACGGTCGGTGTGGGAACGCCGTAGTAGGTCAGTACGTCACCCGCCGCCGGGGTAGGCCAGAGCATCAGCGTCAGCCCCTCTGTCGCGTACTTACGAGAGGGAGAGGTATCTGACGAGTTGGCGCGAAGACGAAGAATCTCTTGCGGCGTTACTCGCTGGAGTAGATAGTCCACTCCGCCCGCCGCGACCTTCGTAACCTCGGTTATCTCCAGTACATCGCCATCATCTAGGGTTTCGTCTGCCGTACCAGCGAGGGCAATGGTGAGCGCAGTGACGTTGCACCTAGTCCGCAGGAGTACATCTACGCGAGCCTCGTTGATATACCTTCCAATCGAGGTCGAGTCGTCGTTCCCCGTTCGCGTCGTTACTGCCGAGGTGAGTTCAGCGAATGTTGACATCTAACTCCTAAGACAAGGACTCGTCTATCGGCCACTCGTTGAAAGCGGCCATTTTTCTTTAGCCAAAGCGATAAAGTCATCAACCTGTTGTGGCTGAGGGTCGTACTTCACATCAATCTTCTCTACCATCGACCTAACCGGGCAGCCACAACGTTTAGCTTCCGCTTCTAGGCAGGTCATGGGGTCAAACAGGACAAGCTCTTTTGCTTGTTGAAGTTCTTTGGCAAGTTCCTGGCGCGTTCCAGGCCACGCATGGGTAATCTGTACATGCTGTGTGTTGAGAAACCAGCCTACGGGACACTCGCCTTTCCCAACCCAAAACAACTTCTTTGTACGAACGCTACCGTTGTCAACGAAAAAGGGTTCTATGACTTCAACTTGTAGAATGGGAGCATCCACAAAACTAGAAGACCAAGTTACGATTAGATCGTTAGGCGGTAAAGAGCGGGGGGTGAACGACAGAATCCATCGTACAACCTTGTCTCCGCCAGAGGGATTACCAGAAACCCCCTCTGGATAGATGTGGATGGGGTTAGATTTTCCATCCCAAAAATCAAACTTCTCGAAAGGGATCTCATCACTCGACCAATTACGCTGATAAGCCTTGGCAATTTCTACGCTATGACCACGATTGCGTAGCTCGTTTCCTAAAACGAACAAAGCCCTCATACCTGCGCTGCGGTGCATATAAGGCCACGGCGACCAAACCACAAACTCCATAGGAGTCATAGCTTGTCATCATTCTCGCCGCGTCTAGCTTGACGCGAACGCTTCTTCTGACCGAGTACCTTCCTGCGCTTCCGGGTCTTCCTGAGAATCCCAGAATCGCTATCCCTGCGTGTCACTTCTTGACACTTCTCGGGATGATGATGTGGTGCTCTCTAGTCCAGTAGTTGTCGTGGTAGTGCTTCTCGTCCAGACGGTTCAACTCTTCATCGAGGTTGAGCCGAGAACCGAGCCACTTGTCGCCTTTGTACTGCTCGCCAAGGTCGATCAGTTGTTGAGCCTTGATCGGGTAGCCGCAGCCGGGGAGAGAGCAAACCTTAGGGAACGGAACCTCCTGCGGCTCCATACACTTGAGGCAGACCCTTCCTTCCTTGACGCGCTGAAAGTCCTCTTCCTCAAGCGTCCAGTTGACGCCGCCTCGTCGGACTCCGACTTCCATCGTCGAACTGTTGTCCGGTTCAACCGCTGCCGGTATGACCGGCTTTCTCCAGCGTTCCACTAACCGTTCACCGCCTCTTCCCAGTAATGGATCGAGTGTTCTATCCGACGTTCGGACAGCACGTAGGCTAAAGCCTCAGCCGCCAGCTTTTTCACTTCGTCTCGGTTATTCACGCACCACTTGATATGGCGTCGGAAGTCCTTTTCGGTTTCCGCTACCAAGCACGGTTTGTCCCACCAGGGACGGTAGGCTTCGGTCTTAGTGATGATCGGTAGAGCACCGGCCATCGCGTATTCCAAGGCTTTCACGTCACTCTTACAGTCCGTCCAGTAAGACTGTCTAAGTGGGCAAACACCTACGTCAAGCTGCCCTAGGCTTTCCCGATACGCGGGGAGGTCATGGTTCCATTCTATCCAGCGCTTCTTTGCTGGCCCTTTTTCTCGTATGCCGTAAATCAGGATTTCCACATCTGGCAGATCGGCCGCCCATGATAAGGCGCGATCAACCAGCGCGTAGTCGTGGTAGTGGGACTTACTACCAGCGAAACCAATGCGGAAGATTCCGTCGTCGGGTTTCTCCACATCGGGCCAGTCCTGCGTGTCTATCGAGTTCGGGCAGACGTAGACGTTTGCGTTAAGTGGGGCATATATCTCAGCTAACCGGGGAGTCGAGACAATGATCCCGTCAACCCACTTGACAATCTTCCGATGACATTCAATCGAGTGGTCGTCCGTCCCGTCTTTATGGTGTTTTACTACCCACTCGGATTGAACGTCGGGGAGTTGTGGAGCTGGGATGAGATAGTTGTCGTCTATCTCCGCTAAGACGCGGACTCCCTGTAGTTGTTGCTCGGCCATCAGTAACGACCGAGTAATGTTCCCTGGAGTCTGCCAGATCGCCGCACCTTCTTGGCGTGGGAAAACTGGCTTTCCGTTCTCTATGCGTAGGTCACTGTATTCGAGGTGATTGACTTGCCCCGGCAGATATTTAGCTGGTACTTCACAGCGCCAGTAAACGATCCCGCCGCGTTGCTGCCACCATGTAGCGAGATTCACGCCGCAACGGTCGCTTCCGGTTCCTTCTCGACAAGCAGCTTGTTAAGGGCGTAGATCACCTCGGGCCGATTCAGATTCTCGATTTCGTAGGCGATGACCTTATCCGGGTCAAACCCAGATTCCGTCACTTGCTCTGCGATCTTCTCAGCCACGAGTTCGACTGTCCGCTTGCCCTGCTTTACGAGCTTGTCGTAGGAAGGCCACGGAGCGGGGCGCTTCGGCTTGTCGCAGCGGAAGTAGTCCGAGTTCTGCTGAGCGTCCAAGTTCGCCTCGATCTCGGCCTTCATCTCAGGCGACCACTTACCGAAGAGAGCCTGCTCGTCGGTATCGTAGTAGGAAAAGCGATGCGTCACGTCCTCACCGTCAGCCAATCCAGAAACTACGCGATTAACCGAATAGGACTGTATATCGGGGTCAGCAGATGTAATGGGCTGGGCGTAACTAAACCTCACTAGGGCTTGGTCCTTCTCCCACGGTGTTACCCCGCCTCGCCTAAACTCAGCGATGACGGCTTGCGTGGCCCTTTCCTCCGGGCCTCTGGGAGTAGATACGAGGCTCTTTTGTGAATGGAGAACAGTCTTCTTGTAACCGCCGTACTTAGAGATATACCTTGGCAAGACGTTTCACTTCCTTTATGGAGATGGGGGGTGCAATCGCACCCCCCATCGTCTCGGTTAGTTCGCGGTCGGACCTGTTACGTCCTTGATGATCGCGTGCTTCTTCTCGTTCTGCAACTCGAACGAGGTTTCTGTCAGGTACTCCTCGGTAACGAGATCGGCGTCGTTAGCCTGCCGGTTCCGCAGAAGCACCGTGGGGCGCAACGGGCGGAGTTGAACGGCGGACATATCGACAACGAAGGCCCACGAACCGTACTGGCTCCCGGTACTAGTAAAGTCATTCCAGTCCTTCTTGACGAAGACCGGAATACCGTAACCGTAAGCGCCGGAGATATAGGCATCGACCTTGATACCGTACTTCTTGTCGTCCGGTGAGGACCTGACCCAGTTATCCCTCGCATAAGCAGACACCGTGCGAGCGAATGTCGGGCTGGCGAAGATCACCTTGTCCTGCGAACCGAACTGAAGATCGGTCTGAAGGAAGGTATCCAGCTCGTTAGGCGACATTCCGCCGGACGGGTCATGGAGGTTTGTAGCGACGTACTCAACGATCCCACCCATGTAACCGATCGGACCGGGAGAGCCGCTAGTGTTGAGGTCGGTAGCGCCGAAGAATAGTGAATACTCCAGAGCGCGTTTATGCTCTACCGCCTTCTTCTGGCGTTCCTTCATCGGCTCTGGCCCGCCGTACAGCGAAGACGCTGCGAGCGTGTTCGAGAACGTGTAAGGATGCCGGAATATCTGGCAGTAGTTGTAGCAAGCTACCCTGCTTGTCACCAGCGCGGTTCCAAGTGTTGCACCCTGGGCTGCCGCGTTACCAATGATGACTAGATCAGCGCCGGTAGCCGAAGTTGCAGCGGCAACCGAACCGATCGAACGGGTAACAGGAATTGAACCGCTGGTAGGAGCAGCGGAAACCGCCATCGCCTCACCAGTGATTGCGTTTCTCACGATGTCGCCGATGCGGAAGTACGCTTCGTAACCGGCGTCAACGTGTACGTGATCGTCGCCCGTAGCCGCCGTCACAGAAAGAGTAGCGAGGCGCGGGAAGAGACGATCTTCCAGCCACTCCACTTTCGCTGAGATAGCGGGCTTCGACGCGACCTTCATCAGAGCGGTCGTGAACTGCGTGACATCCGGTTCGAGCATGTCGATAACATCGTCCATATCGACTTTGCGTTCGTTTGCCAGAATGTCAGCGTCATCGACCATCCCCGATTTGGTGGTCAGTGCTGTCATGTTTTTAACTCCAGGTAGAAGTTATGTTTCTGCCTGGGGCTGCCCCGCTTAGCGGGACCCTATTTAGGCTCTATATGCGGGCGGCTGTAGGAGTTGTTCCTTGAACAGCTCTACGTTGCTCTTTCCTCCAGCCGCCACGGTGGAGGTAGCACTTGCTACTGCCGCGCCGATCTTGTCGGCTTCTGCGGCTGCGGCCCCTTCGGTCGCTACGACTTGTTTTTGTTCAGCGAGTCTGCCGGTGTCCCGAACCCGCGCCTTGTTGTAGAGGAAGTCGTAAACCTCTATCTTCGCCTCAACGGATGGATCATCCTTGAGTATTTGTAGGATGCGCGGCGACTCTTGGGCTATCGCCTGCATCGTACCCGTGTACTGATCCACGTCGGGATTAGCACGGGCGAAAGTAGTTAGTGCGTCCTCGAAGTCCTGCCCCGCTACTCTCTGTTGGAGAGGGGCGGTGGTGGACTGAAGACGCTGATCGAAATTGGATCGAAGCTCCTGGATGCGTTGGTCTGTAACCCACTGACCGGCAGCGAAGGGATCTTCGTCTTTCCACGCTTGTAGTGCCATGCCCGCTGCGGCGGTGTCTCCCGCCTGGTAAGCAAGCACGGTTGCCTGCGCTGGATCGTTCTCGATGAGTTGCGCGAACGAGTTTGTATCTACGCGGGGTTTCCCCTGCGCGGCCTGTATCTGATCGACCGCCTTGCGAAGATCGCCAAGTTCGGAACCCTGCCGACCGATGACCCTCTGCGCTTCCGTGGCATCCTTCAGTGCAGCGGCAACATCGCCGCCGTGAGCATCGAGATACGCCCGTATATCAGGGGAGAGATCATCGGCCTTGAGAGAGGCAAACCTGCCCTTCTCGTCCCTCGGTCGTTCCTCGGCTACTTCCTCTTCTACCACTTCCTCTTCGACGGCTTCCGCTTCTTCAGCGACCGTCTCTTCGGCAACCTGCCCCTCTTCTTCGGGAGTCACCTTGGCAGCCATAGCCGCCTCGAAGTTGAACTCACTCACTTCTTATCTCCTTGTTCTTGGAGACGTTGCTTTTGCAACGCTGCCTCCATTTGCTGCTCGAACTGCTCGGGCTTGTCTAGCAACTGCTGGACGCCAAAAAAGTAACCAGCGTTGTAGTCGATCTCGCGCTGGTTGATTTCATAGCCACGGCGAAGAACATCTCGGCCGACCTTGGCCTGATATGCAATACGTCTCTCGGTGTAGATTTCTCCGAGAGTCTTCCAACCGTCTGTCCCCTTCAGCTTGGCTAGCGCCTTAGCGCGATCTCCAAGTCCACTTAGGTCTGTCACTACTAGTTCACCGGCCCTGACATCGCGCCCATTTGCTGCTCAGCAGCTACGGGGGATTGGCTGAAGGAGTTGGAGGGACTGTTCACGTCGATTGCCTGCGGAGCCGTGGCCCCAGTCTGTCCGGGCTGTGCAGCCTGTGGTTGCTGCCCGGTCTGGGGGAGTTGCGCCTGCGGCTTGGCCGAGTAGTAAAGGGCTTTGTCCCTGATCCCGAAGGATTCCAGGTACTTGTCCATGTACGCCTTGAGATTCAACGGGTTCCCCGTAGCCCGGAACACTGGAGCGGACGCGGTTGCCACTTGCAACATCGCCTGCGCCTCGGCTCTCTTCTCCTGCCGGACTAGCGACTCGTCCATCGCCTCCACCTTCACCTTGAGGTCGATGTCCTGCCAGTGTTCGGGGTTGATCGTCTGGAAGGCCGACTTGCCATCGGGTCCGACGATTTCCACGAACCGCTCGGCGGTCACGAACTGGCGATCGAGTTCGATGAACTGGTTGGCAATCTGTGAGTCCGATATGACGAAGTTTTGTTTCTTCGCGGCGATGCGTCGTTGGGCGAGGTTCGTTACGATCGAGACACCCGTAGCGGTTTGCTGGTCGAGCGTCGAGGACTGCGCCCCGGTTGCGAACGGCAAACCACCTACGATGTTCTGCATATCGCCGCGTAGCAACTCTTCGGTCTTGAGCGAGATTTCGGCTGGCAGCGGATTTATGTCGAGCGTCTTGACTTGCTGTATGTCGTCCACTAGCCACTGAGCGCCCGGTGCCCACTCGAAGGCATTGACATCTTCAACGTCTGAGCGAATCAGCGTGATCGCGTTGTTGAGCAGTTGCACGTTGTCGAGACGCTGGTTGATAAACGTCCAGAGGAGTTCTTGCAGTTTTGACAAGAACTCGACATCCGACAGACCGCGAGAGCGGAACGGGTACGGCATCGGGGAGGACACGACGAACGGGAACTCGCCGTGCCAGAACGGTGAATCGTCGTCGCGGAGCAGAACCTTCCGGTTCCCGATCGCGGCAAGGCCCATCGTCCCGTCTTTCCGCTTGTGCCAGATTTCAAGAACCTCCACATCGTTCTTGTCGGGCTTGAACGCGAAGATGTCCTTGGACTGGTCCATCGAATCTCTGGCAAAGTTCTTAGACTCCTTCAGTTCATCGACGTTCTTGTAAATGCCGTTCGGATTGTTCTCCGACTTCTCCAGTAGCTTGAGTTCGTCGAAGGGCATGTAAACGCGGTGCGTGACTCTTCGAGCTTTTTCAAGCGAGATGACGTTCTTTGGGATGATGAAGTGGCGAACGTCCACCACTTCACAAACCGGATCGTCCTTAACAACTACCCGCTCGGTTACTTCTTGAGTCTGCGGGATCGAGAGGTATGTACCCTCCAGCGGAACGTTTACCGTCTTTCGGTACGTCCGATCCTGCTTCGCGTAGTTCCAATACTGCTTGTCTACCGAGAGTCCGGTGATGAGAGCTTGGATTCGGTCCACCCGGCGAGAAGCGGCGAAGCCCGACTGGACGGCTTGGTACGCAAGTAGGGTTTCAAGTGCCTGCGCCGCCGTTCTGTACCGCTCGATCTCGGGAGGCTGCCCGAGAATCGACTGCGCCCCGACCTTCCAGCCGGGGTTAGGGTCGATCAGCGAAGCGGCGATCGTCTCGATTTCTTGCAGCACGTAAGCCGGGTGAGCCTTGTTTGTCCACGCGGCTGCCTTGGAGTTGGTATCCATGTAGCCGCGATACGAGTCGTAACGCTTCTCACACTCGGTCACGAAAGCGTCGTGGTCTTGGCTGTCCTCCTCGAACTTATGGAGGTACTTGTCGAAGTTAGACGCCACGCCTCAACATCCGTGGATTCATCTTGCCTTGGAGGGCTTCATCAGATTCCTTCTGACGAGTCCCGAGAATCGCGTACAACTGCTTCACGATCTCAGCGATAGCCTGGGAGTCCTGGGGGTCGGGTTCCGCCTGGAGAGCGGCCTGAAGGATCTCGATTCCTTGCGATAAAAGTTCTTCCGCAGAACTGCCTTGATCTTGCGTCTCGGGAGGCGCATAACCCGCATCAGGAGCGGGGTATCCAGCGTCGGCGTTTCCGCCTTGCAGTAGGGCCATCAGTTCGGACGGGACGGACATTGATACCTCCTAGGCAGAAATCGGTGAATAGATCGAACGGCGTAGAGAACGCTTCTTGGGCTTCTCAGGGTGGACTCCGTAGAGTCGATACATCTCAAGCGCCCCGGCTGCCGACATCACGCAGTCGTCGTTACAGCCGTCCTGAGCGCGAGGCGTAGTACCACTCTCAGCGTTAATAAACGTGCGGCACTCGTCCCAAAGCCTGCGAGTCATAAACGGGATTACCCGATCTCTGATCGCCTTCTCTATCTGGTTGATAATCAGCGGTCGGGTGTGCTGACTGATCGGGAAACCGATCGTCTTCGCCTCTTGGAAGCCAGGGCGGTTCGAGAAGCGATGGCGATAGAGATTCGGGTAGGGAGGGCGAGCGGATTTTCCGTCTCGTAGCGGGATCGTCACGGCCTCGCCGAAACCGCCGGATACATCCACGGCGATCAGAGCGGAGTTGTACCAGCGCCCGAGATAGTGAAGCTGCTCTGCAAACAGGTCGGCGTCGAGCTTGGCATGGAACTCGGCCACGAACTTTGGTTCCGCAAGGTCAATGACATAAGCGGCGGAATAGTCTGCGCCGCGCCCCGTCGCCGGATCGGCGAAGATCGCGTACTTGTGATCCGCGTCAGGTCCGGAGTAGACCCTAATTCGGCCATGCGACCACTTCTTGAACTTCGCCTTGGAACCCTTCGGCTCGAAGTCAAAACGAAACTCCGGTTCGGGGATCAGCTTCATGTATTCAGCGAGTGCTTCCCGGTCGAAGTATGGAGAACCTGTGAGGATGAAGGCTTCTTCCTCGTCCTTCGGATACTGCTCACCCCTGTCGGCGGTAGGTAGAGCGTCAGCGTTTCTCCTGTACCAGTCTTCGTCCCGGTCGGGGTGCTGCGACCAGGGAAGGAAAACCTTGGTCAGCCCGTACTCGTCAGCGTTCACCCAGAGGTGGTGGAAGAAGTTGCCGCCGGTAGCGGACTTGGATACGCCGTTTCCGGTCGAGATAACCAGGACCTTGCCGCCGCCCTGCGTGGTCGGGACTGCCGCCTTCCAAGACTCCCTCGCATATTCCTGGCGAGAGAACTCATCGAGGATCACGAGCGCAGCGGTCGAACCGTGCCCAGCGGCAGACGACGCGGCCAGAGCCTCTAGCTTTGAGATCCTTCCGTCTGGGAACTTGAGCCAGATATCCGAGGTGGGTTCCGATCGGACAGGCTTGATTACCTCGGCACCGTTCCAAAGCCAAGGGGGTAGAGACTGAAGCATGTTCCAAACGCGGTTCGCAACCTTGATCGCCTCGTTCTCCTTCGTGGAGAGAATGAGGACGCCGGAACCGGGTTTGTAGAGTAGAGTCCAGAGAGCCAGACCCGCTGCTAGCCAGGTGATACCGAGCTGCCGGGCCTTGAGAGAGATGTGCTTTTGACAGGCG